AATTTACCCATCGCTCGTTTCTGTGCGCCTGTCATAAAATCTGCTCGCACTTTGTTCTTAGGATCATTTTCACTCATGGTAATTCTCCTGACATTGGCATGCCACATTCTTCACAGAATACATGACTGTCTTCATAGTCATGCTCGTGTCCACACAAGTCACAGAACATTGTGTCTCGAGGGACATCATCACCGAAGTCAAGCTCGTCGACCTCATCGTTGTATAAGTCGGGTTTTCCTTCATCGAGTTCGTCTTTCATTTCAGTTCCTCTAATAGTTGTCGGTACTTCGCCTTTGTCGCTGGTCGCTTGCTCTGCTTGAGCAGTTTGGTGTACTTACGCTTCAGAGATGCAAGCTGTCTCTCTTCAGGTGTTTTGTGGGTAGGATGCCACGGATTATCAGTCCAGTCGGTCGTCATATAATCCCACATGTATCGTAGTGCTGCGCCTAATCTCCCTTCGATCTGAAGCTTGCGGCCTTGCCTTGAACTATAGTTCTCAACCTTGCCCAGCAAGACATTGCAGTCGCTGTGAATGACAGCACGAGTATGCCCAGTCCCATGATCATGATCAAGGACAGCGTTGTCCACCACAAACTTATGTCCGCAGAGTGCACAGCATCCATTTTGTGCTGCCAGTAATCTCTCACGCTCTGTCTTAATTTCACTGTGCTTCAGCCTGTTCATATGCTTTCCTTTCGTTCATTAGCCCGAGGTACATGTCCCATGTCTCACCGGGGTTGCGTTGCATCCACAACAGATCACCAATCATATGCATGTACTTCATGCTGCACTGTGGCATCATGTCGGTCCATGCCTTCCTGACACATGCATAGTACTCCCTCGATGTGGGATAAGGGATACCTGCTTCGGGCTGTCCGTTACCCAGATGCTTACCGAGGTACTTGATTGCTGTCTTGTCACCCATACCCTTGATGCCGGGGATGTTGTCAGCTTGGTCACCGACCAACCATTGCTGGAAGAAGAATCGATTGGCTTCTTCGGGGTCAATCCAATACATGGAGCCCTCACCATCGTCTGCTCTCCAGTTGTAATGCCACCCCGGGATCTGATTGAGATCCTTATCAATGGTGCAGATGCATGACTCACCGTCAAGCTGATCACCCTTCGTCAAGATGATGTCCTTGTACTGATGCCATCCCATTGCATCGTCCGCCTCAACACCGACGACTTCATCACCATTATGAAAGTTCAGTAAATACTCACGGATAGCGGTGTAATGTGTGGGCCGATGTGTACGGTCACGGTTCGCTTTGTATTCCGTGTAAATCTTCTCGCGGAAATTTCCCTTACCAGTTAAGAACGTGGTGTAATCGTCTGCATCTACTGAGTCACAGATACCCTTGATCATCTTCTTGATGCTCGATAGGCAGTACTCCACTGGCTCAGCAGTGACTGTCTTCTCGATCAGTGCTACGACTAAGCCGTTGTCTACACAGTGAGTGACTGCATCCTTCTTGTACTTGCAGGTGAACCCATCTGGACAGCTGTACTTGGTTTGATCTGAAGCGAAGCCACCTTGGTACACGATGACATCACCATCTATTAACGCTTTCATATTTGCTCCTAAGATCAGAAAAGTGGGACGTCCTTGTCCCTTGGCGACACACTGGCGATGTGACTATTGAGTGGGTTGACTCGTACCGAGTTGAGCCACGGCAGCAGCCGCTTCCTTCTCGATGTCATCTCCACATGAGTACTCTTCGAACGCTTTGGCAGCAGCCAACGTGTGAGCGATGCGAGTCTCGATGTCCATGTCGTTCTCACAACCTGACGTGTACTCGTTGACCAACGCTACCGCATCACGGATGCTGTCACGACGAACGACACTACGCTGGTAGTTCAGCGGAGGGACAGGGAACACGAAGTCTGAACCTTGTGCCTTGCCCATCATCTGTGGTTGTGCTGCAGGGGCAGGTGCCGTGACAGCACCTGAGTTGCCTGTCGGCGTAGCACGACCATTGATGTTGACGTACTGCCCCTTCACTGCGGTGTCAAAGGTGACCTCTTGACCTGCAACCAGCATATCGATGCCAGCTTTGACCGGATCATAGCAGCCGTACTTGGTGCCGTTGACCAGAATGTTGCTGCCTTTACCGATACCACGGTTGTTTACTTCTTGTACAATACCTGTTACTTGTGACATGTGTTGCTCCGTTAGATTAAGTTAAACTCTTTCATGTGTCCCCAGTCCTGACCGTACTCGACATCGACTGATAGGGGTAAGTCGAAGCCAACATCGGGCCAAAGATTATTTATGCTGTCTACTATAGACACCATAGTACTCTTTAAGTTCCCCAAATGTTCAATTAAATTTACTGGTGCACCCTCAAACGATTCCATCGGTGCTGTATCGAATAGAATGCTGTCGTGAATGGTGTTGATCAAACAGATCTTGTCGTCGATCTCATTCATGTACAGGTACTTGGCTACCTCACCTACTGCCAGTGGTACCACGTCTCCGGTGCTGAACCCTTGTACTGGATAGTTCTTGATCTGTGTTGGGCTGAAGCTCGTGTGTATCCCGCGTTCCTTCATGAACTTCGGGGAGTCGTACTCGAGGAACTCATACGTACGTCCAGTCGGTGATGTCAAGAACCCTTTGTTCACAGGGTACCCTTTGATCGACTTCTTTCCCGAGGGCACAGCTGAGTTTTTCACTGTCTCGATGTTAGATTCTTGCCACGCTTTCACAGTGGAATATCGATCGTAGTAAGCAGCTATAAAATTCTCAGCTAATTTTACTGGTACACCTTGGCTGTTTGCCATGTTAGCAGCACCACTCCCGTACTGCAACTGGAAGCTGAACACCTTGGCAACAGTCCGCCTCTCTTTCCACATCTTGTGGTCAGGCTCCGTTGTATCTTTGTAACACTTCAGTACGATCTCGTACGTGGAGTTAAACATCTTGGCAGCGTTGACGCAATGCATGTCGACACCACTCAAGAGATCTGCCTTAAGCTGTGGGTCTTTGCTCAGGATAGCCAAGCCGATGACTTCAAGCTGACCGTAATCGAACTCGAAGATAGCACCTCCTCGCTTGAAGCGTGAGGTAAAGCACTCCTTGATCTTGCTCATTAGTTTGTCTCCTTTAGTGCTAGCAATACCCATTGCACAAATTTAGCATCCGTCATCCCCTCACTACCTTCGAGATTTAGTATTGCTCGATGTAATTCTTTCATCTCGGTGATGGTGGCTTGGCTTTCATCCAATAATCTTCCAGTTTCTTCCAATACTTCATCTTGGAAATCACGGTGGTTTGCCTTAGCAGTCAGCTCGCTGATGGTGGCTTCCAGTTTAATAATGTATTGTGTGTCGATTGCTAGTCGCGCCTCCATCTCGTCGATGGTGGCTTTTAATCTTTTAATCTCATTATGCTGAAACCGGGTTGCTTCTTTGTCACTCATTGGTCCTCTCCTATCAATTCTTTAAGATCATCACAATCGATAACTTTCTCAGCCCACAGTATGTGGTCTCGAATACCCTGCCTAAGTTCAGTGATGGTGGCTATCTGGGCTTTGATACAGGAGTCAGATACCCTGAGTGATTCACTAAGTATGCGGCAACCTTTTTCTGTCGCCGTTAGTGATGCTTGGGTGTAGTACGCTGCTTCAAGAATCTTTCGTGCGCCGTCTGGAATAGTCCACCCCTCTAATACTGAATACATTGCACTACTAAGCGCATCGACCTTGGCTTCCAGTTGTTCAATGCGCCTGTTCTTCGCATCCATGCGCTCATTAATAACACCCATATCGTGAATCAACTGCATGAGCTGTTTGGTTGTGTTACTCATCACTCACCCTCCTGCTTTAGTGCTGCTCTGTTCAATGCGTGTGCCGCTAGTTTGATGTAGTGCGACTCGGTTGCTTGCGGTTCATCGCGCATCCGTACCAATGTAGCTTCCATCTCGTCGATGGTGGTTTGTTGGGATTTAATTACCTTCTTATCCGCACGAGCCTGCTTCTTCATGTCGTGGTTTTCTTGTGCCATTCGGCGCAGGTTATCCATTTCACTCATCGTCTTCACCCTCTTTTGTGTACTCTGATTTGAGGTGGGGTACACCATTAATGTAGTCTTCCCACTGAGAAGCATCTGATGCATCCCATAGGTAGCCTTCTGCATTTTCCAACTGGGCTTCAGCCGTCCATAGCTGCTTGATCAGCTCTTTGATTTTGGCTTGCTGTTTCGTAGACTTTTCCATGTAGTACTTAGCCTTAGCCTCATAGAGATCTTGCACGCTGAGATACTTACTCATTACAAACATAGGATCACTCATCACTCTTCTCCTTTAATGCTGCTTCTTGCTCTTCCAGTAAATCAGCTAAACCTTTGTAGGGATTATTATCATGTAGTTTCTTCTTCAATCTACCCACCTCATCCTGAAGCTTGGTGATGGTGCTCCGTAATCGTTTAATCTCATTACGCTGCAAGGTCTCTACTGCTTCATGCTCGCTAATGATGGCTTGTAGTTCGGCTATCTTGTCTATGGACATTAGATGAGCTTTGCAGTGATTTTCGTTGACACGTTCCAGCTCCTCGATCTTGGCTTGATGTGCGGTGATGGTGGCTGCATACCTGTCAATGATATTGGAAGCATCTGTTATAGCTGCCTTGTGCCCTCTAGCATCACGCTGAAGCGCATCGATCTTGGCTTGCTGTTTCATCGATATGGACTTAATCATGAGTATCTCCCACGCACATGTACGTGATGTAATGTTGTGAATCGAACGCTGCTTCCTCGCACTCTTGTTGCGACTTGTATACCGTGACTTCCGGTGGCAGCACAGTGCTGTAGAACAAGAATAGAATCCACATCATCCACTCACGTTCTGCATGTTGGGTGCACTCGAACTGAGGCGCCCTGTACCAGTGGCACAGTGATTCATGGTACCGTGGATACATGAGTCAGTAGGCCACGTCAGGTTAAGTAACCCGATGTAGTATGTGTTGATGTCCTTCGATAGCTCTCTGTACTTAAGAACATTCTTGAGGAAGACACCAGCAGCCGTAGTCTTACCGACTTCATCTATTAGCTTCGGGATGACGTCATTGTCTAGCACGTACCCCAACGTATTCTTGGTGAGTACTGATGTGTCAACGTGTGCACCCAGTGCACTGTTCTTCTCTTCAATGGTCACGTGACACACGAAGTTCTTCATCTTGGGCTGTCCCTTGTTGGGACCAGTCTTGATGAACAGTGGTTTTCCCTCGTCATCTTCCATCGGTAGTCGCTTGGTGTGCTTGAACACACCACCCATGAGCACCGTGCTTAGTTGTTGAGGGCTCCCGGGGTTACAGTCAGCAGCTTCCACTACAGGAGTGCCGACTTCTGCGTGTACGTTGATCTCATCAGCCATCCAGTTCTGCATGATGGTCTCACGATTGTCGTGTTCCTTCGCCAGCACTACCAATTCCTTAGAAGCTGCATCGATGTCGAAGTGCATGCCGTTGTACTCACACATGGTGGTAGCCACGATAGCTTGCATCTGTGTTTGTACCAGCGCAGTGAAATCAGGGCCGTTGTCGAGAGTGTCACGGTACTGATGCTGGAACACGATCAAGGTGTTACTCAGGTCACCGTCGAGATAGTCCCGCAGTTCTTCTTGAGGAATGTCAGGTGTATCGATACCTTCGTTCCAGTACTCAGCGATGCGATCATCTTTGTCGAAGCCACCGTACTTCTCAGCCATGCCTTGCTTGATCAGTACCTTGGGCTCCACGTGCTTCTTGTACTTGTTGCCCAAAGGTGCGAACTGATCCTGATGGTTGGTCAACAGGTACTCAGCTTGCATGGTATCCCATATGACACCACCGTTGCGTAAAAACCGCATGAACCGACACTTGTGGTGCATCAGCAGGTACAGCATGTCGAACTTGAGATTCTGTCCGACGATGATGTCCGAGACGTCGAGAGTTTCAAGGAAGTCCCCTTGATAGAGATTCGTGATGCGCTGACCGGCTCTTGTCTCCAAATCGAATATCCCAGTCATGGAAGCGGGTCGAGTGTGTCCGTACATATGGATTTTATTATCAGGATGGAATGGTGATGCTTGCATCTTACCAATGGCATCATCACCACGGTTACGGATGGTGGTCTCGAGATCGAGTACCATGTAATTCATGCACCGGTAATCAACTGGATTTGCTTTAGGTGGATCAAACATCTGTGAACCTCACTAAGTCGTGATCAATGAACGCATCGAACTTGTTGTTACGACACGTGGGATCAGTACCCTTCGATAATTTGTTCTTAGGTACATTAAAGTGACGGACAGTCGGTAGTGTCGAACCGTCAGTCATCTTGCCAATGGTGATGATGGCGTCTGCTTCGCCCTGTATGGCTATATTAGAGCCGAACAAGTTCTCCATGCCCAAGTACTTAAGTCCATAGGAGCTTGCGTCTGCCTGATGCACTGTGATGACCGGAGCATGCTTCTTGCATATGTCCCTTGCCCATGCAAAGGTGTGTGCAAGCTGCATAAAGTCATTGTTGGACTTCGAGGCGCCTTTGATCTTCCACAGCTGATCGAAGATGATCAAACCGATCTTCCCTTCGAACCGTTTCAGTCGTTCGTCAACGAACTTGGTTGACATATACGACTTGTCGAACAGAAGCACACGTTCCCCACCTGCAGCCTTGTAGTCATCGACTGCTTGCTTGGGGTTAAGCATGATGTCATCGATTGATCGCCGCAGTATCGCGGAACGTAATCGATATGCCATGTCCCGCATCGCTTGCTCGTTGTTGAAGTACACGATGTAATTATCGTCAGGGATTTGGGGTAGCATCCCAGCTACCTCATCCAGTAGAAAGGTTGTCTTACCCGTGTCAGGGTGTGCGCCCACAACCACGAGGTTAC